ATTCTACATTGTATAAATAGCACATACTATAATAATTTTGTTATTTTGAAAGATTAATCCACAAGGAGAAAAATATGGGATTCCAAGTTTCACCAGGTGTTGATTTCACCGAAGTCGACTTAACAACATCCATTGCTGCTGTATCTACGTCGATTGCTGCTGCTGTAGGTGCTGCACAAACTGGACCAGTTGAAGAGGCTACGTTGGTAAATAAAGAAGATGTGTTTGTTGGTCAGTTTGGTTTGCCTAATAATGCTAACTTTAAAGATTTCTTCTGTACCGCTAACTTTTTAGCTTATTCAACTGCATTAGAATTTATTCGCGTTGTAGATGATGCAACAGCGTTAAATCCTGGTGCTACCGTAGCTATTGCAGCAGGTGTTATTACGCCAACAAGTTTAGGTGTTCTTATTAAGAATAAAACTGACTATGATGCACAAAATCTAGCAGGTACGTTAGATGTGTCAGGTCATTTGGTTGTTGGTAGATACCCAGGAATTAAACAAGATGGTGTTAGCGTTGAAATGGCTGATGCTTCTTCATTCGTTGGTTGGGCGCACGAAAAGGAATTTAATTATGCTCCTACAGGTGATGAGTTTTGTGTAGTTGTTCTTGATGGTGTAGCTATTGTTGAACGTCATTTCGTTACACGTGACCCTGCAGGTAAAGATTATGCAGGTACAAACATCTATGCAGGTGAGTTGATTAATCGCACATCTAAGTCTATTTGGTTCAATGAAAGCGTTCTATTGACTACTGCTAGTCCTGCTACACCATTGGGCTTTGATAACTTCGCTGCTACTGTTATTCCTCTTGGCGGTGGTAATGATGGTGCTACATTATCTGATGCTGATTATATGCGTGGTTGGGCTTTGTTCCAAAACGCTGACGCGATTGATATTAACCTATGTGTTACAGGCGGTGCTTCACCTGCAGTTGGTGCTTGGGTAGACCAAAATGTTGCGCAAATCCGTAAAGATTGCGTGAACTTTGTTTCTCCATTACAAACTGACTGTGTTGGTGTTACGGATAGCGTTGCTGCAACGTCTGTAATCGCCACTAGACAGACTTTTGGTAACACAAGCTACTCTATCATGGATTGTAACTATAAGTATCAGTATGACCGCTACAATGACGTGTATCGCTGGATTCCGTTGAATGGTGACCATGCAGGCTTGTATGCTTACACTGACTTTGTTCGTGATGCTTGGTTCTCAGGTGCTGGCTATAATCGTGGCTTTATTAAGAACGTTACTAAATTGGCTTGGAATCCTGAACGTGCTTTCCGTGATGAATTGTATAAAAATGCAGTTAATCCAATCATATCTCAGAAAGGTCAAGGTACGGTATTGTTGGGCGATAAGACTCTTCAAACTAAACCTAGTGCATTCGACCACGTTAATGTTCGTCGCTTGTTTATTGTTTTAGAAAAAGCAATCTCAAGTTCAGCGAAATACAGCTTGTTTGAATTAAACAACGTGTTCACTCGTGCAAGATTCGTGCAGATGGTTACACCTTTCTTGCGTGATATTATGGGTAGACAGGGTTTGACTGACTTCCGTGTGGTTTGTGATAAAAGCAACAACACGGGATATGTTATTGATAATAATGAGTTCCGAGCAGGATTATACATTAAACCTGCAAGAAGCATTAACTACATCAATCTAACATTTACTGCAGTTGCAACAGATGTTAATTTCTCAGAAGTAATCGCAAAATAAAATGGTGGTCTGAAATATGACCACCACAATTTAAGGAGTAAGTATAATGTCAATTGATGAATTTCGTGCTTCGGTATCAGCATTTGCAAGACCGACACTATTTGAAGTATCATTCCCAAGTCTATTAGATGAGAACATTAAGTTCTTATGTAAGGGTGCTTCTTTGCCGCCTTCTACATTGGGTGTTATTGAAGTTCCATTCCAAGGCAGAAAGCAAAAAATTCCTGGTGATAGAACTTTCCAAGATTGGACTATCACAGTAATGAATGATGAATCTATGGTATTGCGTAAGCAGCTAGAAGATTGGTCTAACTTTATTAATGGTCATCGTAGTAATACTGGTCCAGCGTCTTTCAAAGAATCTCTACATAATGGTGTCGTTAAGCAGTTTGGTAATGATGGTACTACTATTGCCGAGTATGAACTTATTGATTGCTTCCCATTAGAAGTTGGTCAAATCGACCTATCGTTTGAAAGTGTTGACACAATTGAAGAATTCACTGTCACTCTATCATACACGGTATGGGATAGAACGTTATAATCTATTGGGTGCTTATTGATTTAAGCACCCAATTTTTTTAACTAAATAACACTATGGAAATATTCGGATACTCTATTAACAAAAAGCCTATTGAATCAGAGATTGATTCTAAAGTTAAGTCTTTTGCTGAGCCAGATAATAATGATGGCGCTATTAAAGCTGGTGGCACATATACCATAGGTTATGACTTAGACCCTAAGTTTAAAAATAGCGAAGAACTAATTAAAAAGTATCGCGAGATGGCTTCAAACGCTGACGTAGACATCGCTCTTGATGAGATTGTTAATGATGCTATCGTGTTTGAGCAAAATACTAAACCTGTTGAAATTGACTTAAGTGATACAGAATTATCAGAAACCATAAAGAACAAAGTTAAAGATGAATTTGAAACTGTCTTAAAATTATTAAAATTTAACCAACAAGGCGATGAATTGTTTAGACAATGGTTCGTTGATGGCAAGCTATTCTTTCATGCTATGGTTGACCCTAATAAAGTTTCTGAAGGTATTGTCGAGATGCGTAAATTGCATCCTGACCATATCACTAAAGTTTCGGATGCTACAAAGAAGAAGAATCCAAAAACTGGCGTTGAAGAAGTTTCAGAAATAAAATCATATTATGTCTATAATGACCCTGCTAGTAAGTTGTCTGGTCAGAATAAAGCTTTGAAGATTGATAAACAAGCTATTGTGTATAATCATAGTGGACTTTTGGATGAAGGCGGAAAGGGTGTAATATCTCGACTACATAGCATCATTCGACCATTCAACCAATTGGTTGCTTTAGAAGATTCCGTAGTTGTTTATCGTATCACTCGTGCGCCAGAAAGACGTGTGTTCTATATTGACGTTAGTAACCTTCCTAAGAAGCGTGCTGAACAGTATATGAATTCGGTGATTAGCAATCATAAGAATAAAACTGCTTATGATTCTAAAAGTGGTTCTGTTAAAGATAATGTCCATATTAAGTCCATGGTTGAAGATATATTCATTCCGCGTAAAAATGGCTCTAATGCAACAGAAATCGATACATTACCGTCAGCAACAAATTTAGGTGAGATGGATGATGTTTTATACTTCAACAAGAAGTTATATCGCGCACTAAAAATACCTGCTTCTCGTATGGAAACCGAAACTGCATTTTCGTTGGGTGGTTCTAATGAAATCACGCGAGATGAAATCAAGTTTGGTAAATATATAGCTAAACTTCGTAAGAAATTCGCTAATGTATTTTCGGAAGCATTGAAGCGTCAGCTTGTATATAGAAACATTATGACGGTAGAAGAAGTTGCAGAATTGCTTTCTAATGTTCAATATATATTCTCCAGCGATTCTCATTTTACTGAAATGAAAAATGCTGAAATTATGTCAGCTAGATTGGAATCACTATCAACCATTAGTGATTATATTGGCACATACTTCTCGACCAAATACGTCAAGAAGAATATCCTTATGATGACTGATGATGAGATTAAAGAAATGGATGAAGAGATTAAGGAAGATGAGTCTAATGGTGTAGGTGTAGCCGAAGAAGATGCTTAAAATTGATTCAAGCAGCTTTTTATATTGTATAAATAGTACGTATAGGTTTTGGAGATAAACATGATTAAAATTGATTTAGCAGAATGCTTAAACAGTCCTCACGAAATTCAGGAGCAGATTGTTTCTGTTTTGGATGCTAAGGCTCAAGATGCAGTCGCATCATATGATGTGAATGAAGGTTATGCGATTACAGGTAGTGGTATGCGCCCTTTACAGTCCATTAACCTACAGCCTAACCAATTCGTCTACATGGGCGCTTCAAGTTCTCCTGATGGCATTTTTATCACTAAAATTGATGATAAGTATATCAGCTACATTAAATACCCTTATGGTACAAAAGAATACAAAATTGAAACCAAGATTGGTATGGACTTAATCAACACAGGAATCAATACATGGTTGGATAGTGGATACACTCGTTATCATCCTGAAGCAGCTAAGAAGCTTCAAGCTATCTTGGATGGTAAGAAAGTGAAGCCTGACGACATTAAAGATTATCGTTATGTTGAAGTTGAAGTTTTACCAACAGACAAAATTATTAAGGCTGCTGATAAATTCCATCGTAAGGGTGATGTTTGGGGTTATATCGAAAGTAAACTTCAAATTAGTGTGTCTGGCTCAACCATTAAAGAGCCTATTTGGTATCAGTTAAGCGGTGTTGTTGAAAATGATTTACCTAAAATTAAAAAGTTGTTTGCTAAAGTAAAAGTTTCTAAGAGAAAGGATGGCTAACATGAGTACATTTGAATTCGCGTCGCCTAGTAAATTTTTCGATTCCGTTACCGCTAAATTGTCAGAAAAGGCAAGACAGGCTATTGATGACATTAGAGAAGATTTGGTAGAAGAAACTGAAGTTGAGCCAGAAGATGAAGATGACCTTGCGATTATGCGCAATGTTGCTGATTCGGTTAAGCTTCAATATACCATTGAAGTTGAAGACGGCGAAGGCTCGTTGGTGGTTGATGATGACAATGAGCAGGATGTTATTGATGCGTTTTTCGATGCTCTTGATACCAAGGGTATTATTTTCGATGTTGATGCCGACGACGAAGAATTTGAGGTTGATGAAGATAGTGTGAACGAAGCACGCCTTCTTAAGCGTACCAAACCGCTTGACAAACTTAAGCGTAAGAACAAGTATCGCAAAAATAAGGCTAAAATCAAGTTGAAAGCTAAGAAGTTTAGACGTACTTCTAAGTTCAAGAAGTTCAAAGCTAAGTCTAAGCGACTAAATAAGCTGGGTAAGACCTCAACAGGCAAACGCCAAACGCGGAGAAAGTAGAATGAAAACTTTTAAAGAATTTTTGGCTGAATCAATTGCGCCAACAGTGAATAGCGATATGAAGAATACTATTCCATTCATCCATACAACGCAGGTTGGTTGGATTGGTGGGTGGAAAGGCGTTAACGCAGCTAAAGAGTTTGCCTTGATGCCTCCATTTTCTGTTAAAGATTCTTATGATGATTTAGGTGATTATGATAATTTCAAAACCAAGCCAGGTGAAGTATTGGCTAGACTTGGTTCTACTATGACCAATAAATCAGGTACATCTAATGCATCTATCATTAAGCTGAATCTATCCAAAGGAACTATTGCGTTCCTTGTTGATTATGATAGAGAAGGTAGTGCTTGGGAAAAAGGAATCAAATGTGGTTGCCTACAAATCAGTAAAGAAGGTATTAAGGAGTTATCTAAGCGATGAGAACTTTTAAAGAATTTTTAGCAGAAGAAAAGGGATTAAGTATCACCCCAAATGAGGTTAATGAATCTGTAACTTTGGGTGATGTGAAAGCTGCATTATCGCGTAAACCAAAGCTAAATCTATTCATCAAAACTATGTCAGGTAAGACCATGGTTAGTGATGTGACTATTAAGGGTTCATCTATCGAAGGAAAGGATGCTAAATCTGGCAAACGTATAGCTTTTTCTGATAAGGCTATAACTCGCATCGTAGAAAGCAAAATCGACGAAGCTAGGAGTAGGAGAATTAAACTTCCAGATATTAAAAAAGAGGTTGATATTATCCTTCAACGAACTATCAACTCAACCAATTTGGATTTTGTTGAATCTGGCGTGGATAGTCGTTCATTTGATGTTACGTTGGATGGTTATAGTGATTCTGAGAAGGGTAATTTAGCCACGCTTATTTCTGCATTAGAAAAGAAGTTCAAAGCACACCAAAACAAAGAAATGAGTTCATTTGGTAAA